GCCGGAGAGAAGATTCCAAGACTCGGAAAATTAATCGGATTAATGACAACAATAGCCGGCGGAGTTGCCGTTGCTGACGCAGTATCAGATATTTCATCAAGTGGGACAAAGACAACATCGCCCGATGCCGTACCTACCGTTAAGCCGACAGCATCGGCCGCAGCTGCGGCCACTACCCCTCCAGCGGCCGCAAATAAGCCAGGATTTCTTTCAAGAGCTAAAGACGCAATCGCAGGAAAAATGCCATTCCAATCGGCGACTGCGCCAGCTGGTGCCACTGTCGGAAGAGGTGCGGATGGAAAATTTACAAAACTTATACCTGATGTTTTACCAGAAGTAACAAAACCAGCCGGCGCGGGAAAAAGTATGATGGGGGGATTAAAAACAGCAGGAAAAACCTTGTCGCGGGGCGCTGTTCCATTGACCATAGCCTTGGGAGCGATGGAAGCAGGTTCTATATTAATGGACGATGAGATGGACGGAGATCAAAAAGTAAATGCTGGGGCGAAACTTGCAGGCGGTATGGCCGGCGCATCTGCGGGATTTAGCACTGGGGCGGCCATCGGAGCAACAATAGGATCAATTGTTCCATTTGCCGGTACTGCTATAGGTGCTGGTTTAGGAGGGTTAGTCGGGGGCGGTTTAGGGTATTTGGCAGGCGAATATCTCGGCGGAATGGGAGCGGAATCATTAGGATTTAGTTCAGAAGCAAAAACAGAACAAGAAATTATCAAAGAGAAAAAGTTAAAAAACGATAAAAGATTGGTTGAAATTCAAGATGAAATGATGGAGGCTGGTGATAGGATGGCCAGATCCAAATCTGGTGAAAATGTGTATTATGGAAGAGAACACAAAGGAATAGAAGAAGACGAACAAAAAATTAAAGAATTGGAAGAAGAATTAGACAGATTAAATATAACTGCTAAAAAACCAGAAGTAAAACCAGAGAGCAAAATGCCAAAAGAAGGCGATGTCGAACCTAGGCCTAAGGTTGTTCCTATGGACAGAACGGGAACAAAACTAAAGAAAAAACAAAAAGAATGGGATGATATGTATGGAGAAACCCATAATAATGATGGTACTCTAAAAAAAGTACCAGAAAATCTCGGAAAAGTAGAATTGAATATAGATGCAGCAAACCAATCAAGTGCTTTTACCAAAGTTTCATCGGGCGCCAAACCACATCCAATGTCAGAAAAAACAGAAGGTATTACTGAAAAATATTTCGGCAAAGAAATGACATACCAAGAATTAGAAGATGGTATAAAATCTGGTTCTGTTAAAAGAAGTATCGGCAGAAAACTTCAAAAGAAAATAGTTATGAAAGCAAAAAGAGATCATCCAGAAAGATTTGTAAAATCTGCTGAAATGGAAAGTGCCAGACAAGAAACTCAACAAAGTATGCGACCAGAAAATGTTAGTGCTAGTGATACAGCAGTAAATGCCAAAGTCGCTGCTGGAGAAACCTTAAAATCTTCAGCATTGAATCAAGGAAATAAAAATTCTAATAATAATGTTGTGGGAAATAATAACACCAGTAATACGTCAGTGACTAACAACACACAGAATGTTAAAAGAGTTGATAATGGTGGTGTAAGAAACCCAGACCCAACCGCGACAAGGGCGAGAATAGGTCTAGGTATGGGAATGGCGTTTTAACTGTTTTCTCTAATTTCAGTCAATTCCATCATAAGTTTTTTCGACTCGGCATAATATCCCTGTCGTGACAATTCTGCAGCTGCACGGGCGTACCCGACTGCAAGAAAGAATCTTTCAAACCCCTTCCAGAATGTCGAAAAGATATTGGTTTTAAATGCGGGAGTTTCCCCGACTGTTTCCATATAAGTTTGTGCCATTATACCCAACCTCTTAAATTGGTATTATGATTGGGGCGACGAACTGGCGATGCACCGAATTGTGTCTTACGTGCCATGTCCAACAGAATGTTGTCATAATGTTCTTGGCCAATGCGACTAATATCACAACGACTCAATCCGATATCTTTCAGATCGTGGTTTGACAACCTACTAAGTTCGTTAATAGTTGCCCGGCGAGCACGGCGGGCTTCATGACGGGTTGACCAATCCCGATAAAGGTCGATAAATACTTGCAACATGCGGTTTCCTTTCGAATATGTGTGTGTATCATACACTTTTATTTAGTGAGAAATGTCCAAAAAACACCCTGCTTACCTGTCATTGTCGGTATGCGTTTTTTGCATAACTCGGTGGTAGAATTGGAAAAGGACGCCCCATAGGGCGTCCTTCGTTTCATTTTACGTTTCATATTTTGAAACGATTAACTTTCGTTGGCGAGTCTCTCAAAATAAGAGATTGAATCGTCATCATCATCGTCATTAGATACTGATTTCAATTCTGGTGTAGGACTCTCTTTGAAAGTCGGTTTAGTAAACATAGACTCTTGTGACGAAGAATTATCTTCATACATATCACGAGTCTCTGCCGTACCTACCGGAGAGGTGACACCCAACACTTTGTCCAAACGATCTTTGAGCTGATCATAAGTCTTAAATGCAGAGGGCGCGACAAACTCTTCAAGAGAATGACACTGTTTATAGATTGATTCCATTTTAGAATCATCATCGGACAATGGCGATGGTGAGTCAAATTCTGACTTATCATAATTGCCATAACCATCTACCGTGCGATACTTCAACTTGAAGTTTGCACCACCCCAGAAATCAAAAGGATTTACTGGTGTCTCATCCTCAAACTGAGGTCGCATCAAATCATTGAGTTTGTCAAAGATTTTCTTACCATAAGAATAAAGGAATACTTTACCCTCATTGTCTGGATTGCCCGGATCTTTGATAACATAAATGTTTGACATGTGTTTCAATTTACGTTTACGATCCCGAGCAAGATTTTGATTGTCCTGCGAACCAGTACCCCAAAGTTCTGTGTTACTCTCACAGACAGGGCACGGAAGTCCAATCGTGGTAGGACAGTTATCAATCAACCATCCGCCAGGCCCTTTAAATCCATGATTAAAGATTCTTACCCACGGCAATTCTTCGCCATCGCAAGGTGGTAGAAAACGAATTACTGCATAACTGTTGCCAGTTTTATCAATAGTTGGTTTCCAAATGCGATCGTCTTGTGACGATGAATTAGATTGTGGGGATGATGTTTTTTCAAGTTCCTGAGCCAAACGGCTGAAATCGGAACGGTTCTTCTTTAGTGTTGCAAAAGACATATTGTCCTCCTTATATGCGTTGTATACGATGTATTTTGTATTCGGTTTATATTATTAGTATATCATTTTATCCACGGTTTGTCAATAGATATTGACCATAATTATCATAATAATCTTCAATCAAAAGAGTTTTCATAACTCCAACATAACGTGGCACATCCACCTTTAAAAATGGTGTGTAGTCTTTGACTTTCTTTTTATACACGGGCCAATAAGTCGTATCGGCGATCCGCACATTATTTATAAAGTCAAATATCATGTCAAAAACCACTACAGTTTCGACACAAATATCTCCCATCTTTTCAAGTCTTATTATAAGCGGGTAATTCCCATTTACAGATTTGAAAATCTGGTTAAATTCTAGTTCTTCTTCTAATCCTCTATCAAAAATTGTCTCGCAATCGTTGATAAAATTATATTGCAAACTCTGCAATCTCTTTTTCCAATTTTTATATGTGTCGGTCGCTTCTTTATCAAGCAAATTACCCGTCCACATATTATTAGTGCCAGAGACAGCAATGTTTCCTTTTTCAGTAACATTCAAAAACAATGAAAGGAAAAATTCTTCCAATTCCTTTTTACCAAATTTCTTTGATAACTGAACGAAAGTATATCTATCTTTTCTTTTGGAGTACGACTCTTTTTTTGCCTTAAATGCGCCGTCATATTCCACATAATTATATTCATTATTAAAATGAGATTTCATGGCAAGAAAAATTTTAAATGCTTCGAAATCATCAATTTTTTTACTGGACATATGAATCATAGAGGTAGCTTTTCAGTAGACTTCCTTACCAAATTTAGCCCCTCAGCCTCGTATTGAATTTTTTCTTTTATGAATGAACTGAGCAGTGGTGTTATATTTTCAATTTCTAAAGTGTTTTCTTCACAATAATGGGTAATAGTTTCGATATAACTCATACCCATATTTTTAACGGTTTTTTCAATTTCATCACAAAATTCTTTTGAACTTTTTAGTTTTAGCATTTTCACTCCTTAAATAACGCTACAGCGTATATAATACAATTATACGCTGTAGCGCAAGTTTTGTCAAGACTTTTTCAGTCTTTGGACCAGATTGTCCATGCACCCCATCCAATGGCGATCCATGCACCAAGCTTTACAAAAGGGGTCCCAATTAAAATTAGCACACCCAACACAATTAAAATAATGCCATCGTGAGATGTGCGTTCTTTTAATCTACTTTTTACCCAATCACTTACTGTAGAAATCATTTTCTATTCCAGATAGCCCACAGTACTGCGAGCGCAACCAAACCAACTAGACCTTGATCACTGAAATTACTCAGCAGTCCTAGAATGTTTGCAGTCACGTTTACTTCTGGCCAGAATGGAATATTCATTCCACCGAACAGGATTTCAAGGACAATTCCTAATCCAATTAGACTGACGCCGACCTCTGCGAGTGCGGCGGCCCATGATTTAACTTTAGTAATAAGTTCCATTATAACTCCTTTCTTTTTTTAAGTTGATAGTGTAATGTGTGTGTATGTTCTTAATAACCAGCCGCAGGCATATTAATTGTGCCGACTGATGGAAAATTTTCATTTGAGCGGATATTATTATCCGATATATAATTTGAAGTACCTTGTAAAGTGGGAATAGGTTGACCATTTCCCACTTTTCTATTGAAAGATTCTTTAGATAAGTATATTTTTTGGGGTGTAGAATTATAATGAGCTTTTGAATGTTCATGACGATCTGCATCTATACTCAAGTATTCATCTTGCAATGAAAAATATTCTTTTTCATCTTCTACAAGTTTTGATATAATGGGTTCATATAGTTCAAGATATCCACCATACAATTCGTTTAAATCCACACCCCTCAACATATCACCTTTAGTCATTATAGAAAATATTCCTGCTGAATCTTGTACTGTTATAGTCACAGAAATATCTATGTTGTCTATTTTCGATGTATTAAAATGTTTCGGAAAAACATGAATCATTTTGTCATCGACATTATAAATTATTTTCTTATGCATTTTAGAAGCTACATCATTGAATCCTACTGATATATCCAATCTTACATTGTTATGACGAAAAACATCCCATACTGCGAATGGACCTAGTTTTCCGGCAATGGGATATAAGGACTGTGATTCATCAACAGATGTTTGTGAATAAAAATCACAAGATTTTTTAAATTTTGGCCAAGTATTAATAGCAGAAACTTTGAGATTATATCTACTAGATGATGTAGCGGCACCGTCAATCGGTGTAATTTTTAGAGTAACTAAA